GATAACCTCTTTACTTTTCATGCCCATACCTGCGTCAGTTCTTAAGTGATGAATCTCTGCTGGCATCTTACATACCATGCAACCAAGTTCTGCTACCTTATTAAAATATAATCGTTCAGCCTTTAATGTCACAGCGTGTCCTGTATGTGCAAATATCTCTAGCAGTTGATATACCACAGTTAAAGCGTTTAGCGAGTGTTTCATAGCCCACTACATAGGCTAAGTGCTGTTTACGCATGGCTTTAACTTGCTCGTTAGTTAGTTTGGCTCTATGGTGCATCATTAAAAGCAAACCCAATACTACCTGCCCACAGTTCAATCTTGTTTTGGTAGTCAGTCATCTCAGCAGTCGTAAGTTTAGTCGTGCTTTTTACCACTTCAATCGTTTCACCATTTACCACACTCTGACTGCGTAGGAACTTCCAACCCATTAGCTCATGTATCTTATCAGGCGTTTCGCCAATGTAGTCCCCTAGTGCGCTGTATAGCTTCCAGAGCCTACTATTTTGCTCTGTACTGCGACCATGTGATTTTAAAGTTACGTTAGCTACATATCCTAATGACAAATCTAATGCCTTAATCTTTTCAAACAAATAAGGCAGATTGCTTTTGCTAATATTGAATGATTTAATTTCCATGAAACATATCCTTTATCTTTCTTCGTGACTCTTGAGATGTAGCCACTTTCACCGTTTCAATTTTGTCCTGCTTTATTTCGCCTGTAATAACTTGAGTACCATTAGTTGCACGAAACTTACCTGTAAAGCCAGCTTCTTTCATGCGTTTAATAAACTCATTACAGCTAATCTCAGACATTTTTATTTTCCTTAAATGCTTTTAATTTTGCTTCATCTAAATTATAAAAATAACCAATGTGTTTATTACCATAACTTAAGCCATACTTAACTTTTTCGTCATTAATATATACACCAATTACCCAGTTACCTGAACTGTGATGATAGTTGTCATGTTCAATCCATTTCATAGTTGTCACCTAATACTTTTTGTGCAGCTTCTACTGACGTGTCAGGAAAGTTCTGTGGATTATCTAATATACGTGGTATCCATGAACGATAGTTAGTCTTTGGCTTTAACTTATCAGCAATAAACTTATTCAGCTTATCTACATTCTGCTTGTTATCTGCATAACTTACTGGTGCTGACAAAGCATGATATTCAACTTCTCTAGGCTTACACATCTGAACTATGTCGGCAGGTTGTGGCAACTTGTTAGGCGTATCTGTCCACTTGTCAAATGCACGACCTACTGCGCTAAACTCATACTTCTCAAGTTTATGCCACCAAATACGTAGCATCTCTTTTTCTGGTAGCTGTTTTCCATATATTGTAAATACTGCATTAACCATATCTTTAAATGCACTTTTATCTGTATCAATCATTTCATACTCCTAGAATGGTGCTTGTTCTGTAGGTGCTTCATCTTGCCATCTACCTTGATTCAAGTAGGTAGCAGGATTGGGAATGTACTTACCATCCTCTTGTTGCCATTGTCTGGTATTAATCTGCCAGTTCAATGCATCAATAACTAAAAGTATATCTGGCTTTACTTTATTCCAAGATTTAAGTGCATCTGCCTTACCCACTTTCTTTGGGTACTTATACCAAAAGTCATCAAAGTAATTGTCCAGCACTTTAGTGCGAGATGGTTTTATTATAGATATTGTTTTATGGTTATTGGTTATTGGTTTATGGTTATTGGTTATTGGTTCGTTAAACACTTGTTGAACAGGTGTTGCTTTCTGTTGCCTAGCTAATGCACTAGCAATTCCCGCTTTGGCTTTATTGCTTGTATTTGAACGATATTTTTCTAATTCTTGATTACATCTGTCGTGAAAATAACCAATATCAGTTTTAACAAAAAAATCGTCTAATACCATTTGAAGTGCTATTTTTTCATCATCTTTACTAGCTAATAACTTACGACATAGCTTATCAAAATCTAATGTTAGTACAGATTCAGTATCGTAATAAAGTTCTATTGCATCTCTGTACAACGCACGTTCAACACGTGTTAAATATCTTGTTGCATTATTAAAATCACCTATATGGTGCGGATAATAATTCATTTGTTTACCCCATAAAAAAAGGCTTCACCTGCTAACTCTACTTTTTACAGTAGTTGGTAGAACGGTTTAGTAACCGCCAGTTAGCATGTGAAGCCTTACTAAGTTAATCACTACCAAGTGAAGTTTAAATTATATGGCTATACACAAAAAAAGTATATAGTTATGTAATAAATATTTCAATATTATGAATTAATTTCATAAGTCGCAGCTTAATTTTAAATATATCTGTTATAAATCCTTTTACATCTTCAACAACTTCTATTCCATTTTTTATATATACAAAATCTGCAATATATTTAATTGGCCTATGCGTTTTATTATTAATTTTTAATGATGGTATTAATTCATAGCTTACTTGTAGCCTTAAATTTTGTATTTCATTACTTTGCAATAATAATTTTAATTCAGTATATCTTTTTGACTCTTTTTTACTATGAAATAAAATTCCATCTAATTCCGTTTTTACGTTGTTGTATTTTAGACGTCTCATAATAATATCCAATATAATTGTATACAAATTAAATTTAGCATGTTAAAATAGTTTACGTTAATTAAATATAGGAAACAAAATGCGTGAATCAATTAAAGTATTAACGGATGCTGCAATGTTGCAAGCACAAAAAGCTAATGACTATAATAACCCAAATTCAACAATTAAGCAAGCTGATTATTTTCCAAACGGGTTTGCTACTATTTTAGATATTATGAATATTAAAGTTTTACGTATGCGCTCAATTGTAGAAGCATCACAATTTGATAATGAGCATGAATGTAATTTTGAATCGTTAGAAGACTCATGTTTAGATTTAATTAATTATGCTTCATTTGGTGTTGCATATTTAAGGGGCAAATTAGATGGGCAAAATGCAGATAGAAATATATTTAATAAGGATGCAAAAAAATGACATACCATGAACAATATAAAAACCTTGTTAATTCAACAATTACAACTACACCTATAGAAAATGAAAGAACAAGCCAATTAATTTATAGACATAAACATTCTATTGTATTAGTTCATGATGAGCTAAATATCCCAATTGTTGGTGGGCGCTATGCTTATTTAAAAAGTGCAGCAGCAGAATGTGCATGGTATTTATCTGGAACAAAAAATTGCGAATGGTTAAATACACAAACATCAATGTGGAAACCTTGGCAAGAAAATAATGAAGTAAATGCAGGATATGGGTTTAGATGGAGAAACGGGATTGACCAAATTAATGCCGCTATAGAAAACCTTACTATCGATAAAACAACAAGAAGAGTTTGGGTTTCAACATGGGATGCAAATGAAGATACAATTCTTAGTAAAAAAAGTGTCCCATGCCCAGTTGGATTTTATTTAGATATAGACAATAACTGTTTAAATATTTCTATTGTAATGAGAAGTAGTGATATTGCAGTTGGTTTAGTTTATGACACCATAAGTTTTAGATTACTACAGAATGCTATAGCTTCGACTCTAAAATTATCAACTGGTTGTATGGAATTTATTTTAATTAATGCTCATATATACGAGTCTCAATACAATGTAATGCAAACAATTATAGAGACAAATTTACTAAATAAATATATAACTGTTCCATTACCTAATTTTACAATTAATGAAATTAATAAAAACCCGAATGAATATGTTGAATTTTTTATAGCTAACCAATATTTAATTGATTTACCAAAAATAAAAATGGCGGTTTCAATATGAAATGGGAAGAAAGATATTTAGCGATAGCAAAAGAGGTTGCTAGTTGGTCAAAAGACCCTAGTACTAAAGTAGGCGCTGTTATTATTGGTGACAAAGGTCAAATCCTTTCACAAGGATATAACGGATTTCCACGAGGTATAGATGACGACGAATATAGATTAAGTGTAAGAGAAATTAAACTATCATTAATTGTTCATGCTGAAATGAATGCTATATATAACGCAACTTATTCTGGAGTATGTTTAGATAATGCTACGTTATATGTATATGGATTGCCAATTTGCAGCGAATGTGCTAAAGGTATTATCCAAGTTGGAATATCTAAAATAGTAATTAATGAAGAATCAATTATGTTACGAAAAGAATGGATGGAATCTTGGCATAATTCAAATAAAATGTTTAACGAAGCTAATATAAAGGTAGAGATATTATGAGTGCTAATTGGGTTGAAGACATTGAAACGATGCAGTATAAGTATGGCGTTAATGAAAAAGTTAAAGAATTTGATGCTGATAAACTTGCCGCATATTTACAATTTAGAATTAATTTTTTAAAAGAAGAATTTACAGAACTACAAGATGCAAAATCAGGCGACGACGCTGTTGATGCTTTAATTGATTTATGTGTTGTTGCAATTGGTACGTTAGACAGCATGGGTGTTGATACATATAAAGCATGGGACAAAGTATTAAGCGCTAATCTTGCGAAAGAAGTGGGAATTAAAGCAACAAGACCAAATCCACTTGGACTGCCTGATTTAATAAAACCTGATGGATGGAAAAGTCCTTCGCATGCAGACAATGTTGGACTTTTTAGTAAATTATTTTAATAAGGATATATCATGGAAAATAAAAAAGCTGGACGACCAAAACTAAATGAAGAATTTAAAAAACAATTGGTATCAGTTAGATTGCTGCCTGCAAATATACAATTTTATAATATAAATGGAAAAGCAAAATTAATTAATGATTTACTTAATAAAGCTAGAGAAGATAGTAAAAATTCATGATAAAGGTTGAAATAACTCAAGAAATAATGTCCAGGGGACGATTATATTTGCCTAGCCCTGATGCTACTATCAAAAACAATTTAAAGTTTGGCTACGATAACGAAAGAATACTTAGAGGGTATCTAGGAGAGATAATTATCAATGATTATCTTGCTGGTTCTCAAAGGGTTGATTGTTATAACTACGATTTGTTATATAAAGATTTAAAATTAGAAGTTAAAACTGTAACTAGGTCTAGTAAGCCTGAATTATTTTATGATTTTAGTATAACTTCAAGAATGCAGCAATGTGCAGATTATTATGTTTGCGTTTGGTTGTTAAAAGATTTATCTTCAGCATACATATTAGGTTATATAAAATGTGAAGATTTTAATAAAGAAAGTGAGTTAATTATTGCGGGTTCTATTGTTAATAATTATAAAACAATGAGTGACCAAAGAGTAATTAAAATTAGTAAATTAAAAGAATTTAAAAAAAGATAATTATTTTAATAAATATGTGTACTTTTTTAAATGTTGGTGTATAATTAACTCATCGCAGCAATAAAGCGATTAACTTAATAGAAACGGTGGAGATACAAAATGACATACGAGATTAAAGAAGTAAACGAAAGTAAATTTGAAATACTTAACAATGGTAAGTTAATAGATACTTACAGCAACTATAAAATGGCAGCAGTTGCCATGTCACAACATCAGTTTTATTCAAACAAACGCTTTGCAGATACAACAGCTAAAAATTTAAACTTCATTAATAACTATGATGGGATTAATCATGCTTCCAGATAACTCAC